GTCGCTGAGGCAGAAGGATATTCAACCTCTGCCAAACAAGAAGAGTTGGCATCGCAAGGTATGGCTGACGTGGCTCAGGCTTACCAGATGCAACGTCAACAGGCATTGGACACGATGGCGAAGTACGGCATCAATCCAAACTCAGCAAGGTTCGCGGCCATCAATGCTCAGCTTGGTCAGGGTGAGGCCGCCGCTCGTGCTGGTGTAGCCACCAAGTCAAGGATTGCCGCAGAGGAGATGGGTCGCGCTCGCTTGTATGATGCCGCCGCTCTTGGCCGTGGCCTAGCCTCAAACGCAACCGCCGCCGCAGGAACAGCAGTCGGTGCTGGCACAGCCGCAGGCTCATCATTCCAAGCACCAGCAGAGTACATGAGTAAATCTTATGGACAGACCGGGAACATGCTGGGTGGAGCCTCTTCATCTTTTGGGACAGCCGGAAACATTTACGGCCAAGAGTTCAACGCAAGGATGGGCGCATACGAATCCCAACAAGCAAGCAAGGCCGCGACTATGAGTGCTATAGGGCAAGGCGCTGGTATGTGGGCTGGCGGCGGATTCAAAATGCCGTTCGCAGCGGATGGAGGAAAAATAAAACGCCTCGGACGTGGCGGCAAAGTATCTGGCCCCGGTGGGCCAGTCGACGACAAGATACCAGCCATGCTGTCCGACGGAGAGTACGTCTTACCAGCAGACACCGTCAAAGCAATCGGCGTTAAGAGCGCATGATGGCAACAGGATTAGGAAGTTTTGTTGAAGGCGCTGTCAAAGGCTACTCGACAGTTCAGGAGATGCAACGTAGGGAAGCTCTCCAGAAGCGGGACGACGAACGCTATGCTATGGAGCGAGAGCGTTTCGCTATGGAGAAGACAAGAGCAGAGCGCCTAGCAGAGCAAGAAAGATTGTCTGATGAAGCAAAGAAAAAAGCGCTTCAGGTTATGGACGATCAAAAATTTGGGCGCGGCGCTTTTGCGAAACTCGCAGATCCAGCCAAGATTCAAGCCGTCCAGCAGGCCGCCCAATCTGTTGAAGAGAAGGGCGCTCGTAGTTATGACCAAAAGGAAATGCAGAGACTTGGAGTGAGGCCACCCGCTGAGGCCCAGACAAACTCTGTTACTCCTGAAGAAGAGAACATGTTTAAGTCTGGGGGAGAAGGCTTGTACCCAGATCAACGTGCCTCTGATAACTTGAAGTATCAGTTAATTGGCGAGGCAATGAAAGAATCACTTATTGCCAAGGGTGAGTTTGGTCAGGCTATGCTGGTCGACAGAGACATTAAAAAAATGATTGATGAGGGCTATGACCTACAACGCAAAAAAGCTCTTGCCTTCATTATTGCCGGAGCGCCGCCGTCTACAGTGATTCCGGCCTTAAGAAAAGTTTATGGATTTATTGACGATGGCAAAGACATTGATATTGATAAGTCAACGTATGATCCAAAAACCCGCTCATATAGTCTAGCTTTTGTTGACCAAAAAACAGGTCAGACTGATAGCCGCACTTTGAATCAGATGCAACTGGCGACAGGACTAAACCTAGCAGACCCACTAAAAGTTATAGAGGCCAACATTGGCTCTGATAGACGTGCTGAAGACATTCAAAGAGAAGATAAAAGGTTTGCGGACACTCAGAAGATGGAGCAGAAGAAGCTCGATGTTTCTATGTCTGTTGCAAATGCACAGATTGCAAGATACAAGTCATTGACCAACGCTGAGCAAACCGCCGCCAAAGGCTCAGAGCAAAAAGCCAAGGTCGAGGCAATGATAAAAATGTTCCCTGTGCCAGATTTAAGTATGGAAAAAATCGGCATGCTTTCTAAGGAAGAGCAAGAACAGAAAAAACAAGAGGCAGTCAGGAACATGGATCTGTTTGAGAAAACATCGCAACTTTCCGGCCTGAATCCAAAGGTAGATATACAGACTCTTGCTAATGCGGCAAGGCTTGTTACAAACGGAACGCTTCAGGCTTTCAAAGATAAAGACGGCACATACACCAAGATTGGCAACACACGAGTAGCCTTACCCTAACAGGAAAACAAATGGAAACATCTTTGCGTCTAGGTCGCTTGGGTCAAATGGGTACTGAAGAAGATGAGCTTGATAAATTAAATATTTACAAGACATCGGAGGAGGCGTTAACTGAGGATGTTCTTCCTAGATCTCGTCCGCAGGCTGAAGCAGTCATTCCAAAATCTGGAAGGGTTGCTTTGCCGACTTCTTCTGCGCCTCCAACAGAGCCAACGTCACAGCCTTTTTTGTATAAGTGGCCCGGCACTGAGCAGTCTGTGCAACAGCCCAAGCAAGAATCTAAGGATGGTTCTTTTACTTATGTTTGGCCCGGATCAAAACCTGTCGAGCCAACCCCTGCTGTTAAGCCTGCCGAAGAATCTGGCGACACAGGTCGTGGCTTTACAACTGCGCTAGAGCAAACCCCTGCATTGCTGTACGGTGCGCTCGGGTTTGCTGGAGCCACTGCCGAGAAAACATTTGGCACTGGCGGAGCATCATCCGCTTTGAAGAACTTTGGACTGAGTGAGTACGGTCGTCGCATGAAAGAGATTGGCGCAAAAGCCAAAGACACAGATGACGTAACCAAGGCTTGGGATAAAGCAAAGCAGGGTGATCTTGGCGCACTGGTTGACTGGGCGCAGTATGGTGTTGGCTACCTCGGTGGGAACATCGTTGAGACTGTTGCTACGTCTGCTCTTGGTGCTTTTGCGGGTGGTGTTGCCGCTGGCCCTGCCGCTCCCGCTGGTGCTATTGCCGGAGCAACTGCTGGCGCTGTCGGTAAGGAAGCCGTCAAGGGCGTAGCCAAGAACCTGATTGAAGGCATGGTTGCGAAGGAAGCCGCACGTATTGCTGAAAAGGCAGGGGTAGATGTAGCGACGGATGTGATGATGAAGGAAGCCACAAAGAATGTGGCAAAGAACATTGGCTCTGCTACTGCATTGGCTGGCTCTGGAATCATCAAATCTACTGGCGGCATATACGGTGAGGCAGAGGAACAGGCGAAGGCTGAGGGTCGTGAATTAACCGGCGGTGACTTGGCTCGCATCTTTGGCTCAGGCGTGGTTGCTGGCTTATCTGAAGCGGCTGTCGACAGACTTGGCTTGGATGTGGCTGCAGGCAAGATCAACATTCCGGGTGCTGGTCGTCCGGGTCGTGCGCTGATTGGTGGTGCGGCAGGTGTTGGTATCGAAGGTGGTCAGGAGTTGTTCCAAACAGCCATCGAAAGATTCGGCGCAGGCAAGACTCTGACTGGCGAAGATGCCATGAACGAGTACATCAATGCCTTTGCGCTTGGTGGCTTAGGTGGCGGTACGGTCGGTGCAGTGGTCGGTGCATTCCGGGATGGCAAGACATCTCCTGACAGAGTGAGACAGATTCTGGATCAGGCCCGTGCGGACATGACATCCGACGATGGCCGTCAGGAACTGTTCGACGCTATGTTCGACGACGAAAAGATTGGCCCAATCCTTCAGGCCAACGGCATTGAGTCTGGCGACGACCCAAGATTCCAAGACGTTATTGTCAAAGCCTTGGCGACACAGCGCATGCTGGTTGACCTCGAGGCTCCAACTCCTGAAGTCAGGGCTGAAACCAGAAAGCAACGTGAAGCAGACATCCTCGCGGCATTCGGCGAGACTGCATCCACGGCCGTTGGTGGTAGCACAGGTGCAACTGAACCTGTCATCCAGCGAGCAAGCGTCACACCCAACTTGGAGACCCGCACTTTAGAAGGAACTCCTCAGCCAGTCATCCTTCCGGAAACCACTGGTGGTCAGGCCGGTACGGTGGCTTTGTCTCCAGAAGACTTGGTTGCCAGACAAGAAGGCTTCGAGCCTTTGGTCGGCATCACGACAGACAAAGGCCCAGTCGGGAACAGATTCCCGTCATTGCAGGCCGCTGAGACTTTCCTGCTTGGCCCGGTCGACAAGAAGACCAACCAGCGCAGTGGCGGGTACGCCCAAACAAATCTCCTTGGACAAGGACTCGAGGCCAGAATCCGTCAGGGCAAACGCTCTAAGGCTGAAGGCGGTGGCACGTTCTTCTTCGTAGAGACACGCAAGAGGCCAGAGGTTTCTGTTGCAACCCCTGCCGCTCCAGTAGTAACGCCAGCCGTTACCCCTGCTACGCCTGCTGTAACTCCTGTTGCACCTGTTGCCACAACGAAGACAGAGAAAACAAAAAAAGGTAAGGCGGCAAAAGCTCCTGCCGCAGTAGTCCCTGCTGTCACAGCCCCCGCTGTCGAGGCGGTTGCCCCGGCTCAACCACAAAGAGCCGAAGTTGCTGGTGTCGTCAAAACAAATTTTGATACAGCAATTGACCAAGTTGGGGAGTACGCTTCATTAGATGAGGCTCTGGGTGCATATCGACAAAACACGATTGACACCCTCACTGACAACGGAGAGACAGATCAGGTTGTTCTTCAGCAGGCCGGTGATGCGTTCGATAGATTGGTCAACGACTACAAATCAAAACAAGGAGAAGCAGATGCCACTCAAAAAAGGCAAGTCACAAAAGGTGGTCAGCCGAAACGTGAAGGAACTGGTGAACAAGTTCCAGCAGTCGGGGAAGATCGGGGAGTCAAAGCCGAAGAACAAACAGGCGGCGGTGAAGCAGGCCGTGGCGATCAGCCTATCGAAGGCGGGACTCAGCCGCAAGAAGTAAAGCCAGCCGTTGACCCTGCGATGCAGGCTCGTGTTAAGGAGCGCATTAACAAGGCATACGAAGAGAGTGGGCTTGACCTAGAAGACGTAGTCAGGCTGAGCAAGATGGTCGACGACGGCGACTTAGTCGGTGCTGTTAGTGGCATGAAGAAGATTGTTGAAGACAATCTGGGTGCTGGTGCTGGCGCTAAATTCAGCATGAGTAAAGAGCAACCAACCACTACCGGAAGGGACTTTAGTTATGCCAAACTCAAAACAGTCGACGACCTCAACAGAGAAGTCGGAGCCTACCTCAAGAGACAAGGAAGCACAGCAACATTCTCAGCGAAGAGAGTTCCTCTCGGCGATATTGTTGGAAAGGTTCCCGGCATCTCTGCCGTCCAACGGGTTGCCGCTCTGTTCGGAAAAAAGCCTATCTATTTTGCAGTGGAGGAGGGAAGTGTCAATGACTTCGACGGGGCAGTCCTCTCGGGGTCGGACACCATCTTCATCAACATAAACAGCACTAGACCTCATATCCGCATCTTCGGGCATGAGCTTGTGCATTCGCTTCGTGCATCCAATAACGCGACATATCAAAGGCTGGTCAACTCATTAACTCCATTGCTCGATCAGGCCGGCATGTTTGATTACAGGCTGATCATGAGCAAAGAGGGAGTGAAAGATCCCGCCTTGATTCTTGAAGAAGCCATCGGAGATATTGTTGGAGACAGATTTGGTGAGTCAGCCTTCTGGCAAATGCTTGCTGATGACAACCCAACAATGTTCCAACAAGTTGCTCGCATTGTCATGGACTTCCTTGACAACGTCATCGCAAAGTTGCGTGGAGACCAGAGTCTCGGCTCAAAGAATCTGATAACAGATTTGAATGCTGTTCGCCGTGCTGTTGCTGATGTTCTTGGAAACATCCAGCCAGCCGCCGCGCAAGAAGCCGTAGCTCAACCAACAGGTATTCCGGCTTTCTCTCAAAAGAGAATGGATTTGCCAGCAGAGCCGGGGACTCAGGCCATACCTAATGGATATGTACGTTTATATCACCAGACGGATACAGAGTCTCTGGACAAGATAGCCAAAGAAGGACTGTCCATTAAATACGCAAAAGGCATTGAAGGCCCAAGGGCCATTTATGCTGGTGAGACTCCTTTCTATGGCCCAGTAGAAACAAGACCAACGCTGGAGTTCATTGTTCCAAAAGAACAGTGGGATGCTCCGTTTGTTCTTCAGGACGTACAGCCAGATCAAATCATTGCGGCTCACTACCCTTGGCACAGAAGAGTTCGCTACCTTGAAGATGAGGGTAACGCTTCTATTTTGCAAAAAGCCTTGGCTGGCGAGTTTGATGATCTCGAGGGAGACTACAAGCTGGCTGTCCAGTACGTTAAAGACAAGTACGGTAAGCCAGTAGGGGAGGACACATCCCCAATGTTCTCTCGCAAAAAGCCGGGAGAGTTATTCTATTCAGTGATGTATGACAACATCGAACGTAATGCCCAAAATGTAATGCCAGCAGAGCAGTGGAAAAGCTGGCTCTCATCCAACGGGAAGAAGATGGGCATTAAGGCAGAGGAGGTTTCTTACTCTGGGATTGTGGATTGGCTATCTTTATACCCAAACCAAAACAGAGTAAAAAAAGAGGATGTGCTTTCTTACATTGCAATGAATAATGTAAGAGTAAACACGATCAACTTAACGGAAGTTAATTCTCGCCCAACTGAAGATGACTACAGGGAATTTGCTGAGCGATTAGTTAATCAAGGGTTGGTTGATGACCCTGAAGGCGGCATTGAAAACCTTGCTGACAACGAGTATGAATCATTCATTGCTGAAAACTACGGCCTCACCAACTTTATGTATAAGTGGTCTAGGTCTGCCAGACAAGGCGCAACAAAACATGGTGACGGCAAGTATGTTCTTCCAGACGGCAAGGAGTATGAGGAGACTGTTCTAGTTGTTCCGACAATAGACCCATACAAATCTGGCGACAATGTTCACTTTGGTGATGTGGCACAAGGACAGCACGTTGGATGGCTTCGCCACAACATTCGCAAGGACAGTAATGGAGAAGACGTTTTGTTTCTCGAGGAGATACAAAGCCAACGAGCGCAAGATGCACTTAAGTATGGATTTTCTGGTCAAAGAGATGAGGATGTAGATAAGTTCAACAAGCTCGTCGAAAGAATCAACGCAACAGATTCTGTTGAAGAAAAAAATAAACTCCAAAAGCAGGCAGACAAGCTGTCTACAAAACTTTTTGAGCTAAACAAATACAACGTGCCGCCAGCGCCATTTATAAAAGAGACCCAGTCTTGGGTTTCGCTTTTGTTAAAAAGAGCGATTGGTATTGCGGTTAACAAAGGAGTTAAACAGATAGCTTGGACTACTGGCTGGCAACAGTCAGAGCGCTATGACATAAGCAAAGATGTCTCCAGTATTAAATACGATGGCAAAGACCTGTCCATGACATTTATCGGTCGTGAAGCGCCAGAGGTGAGAGAGGTAGCTCACCAAAGAAAGATGGCGGATACCAAGAGCTATCTGGAGAGGGTCTTAAGTCTAGTGGCGAAGGGATGGTTAAATTCTATGAAGACATTGTCCCCTTGGTTGCAGACAAGTTCTTGAAAGATTTTGGCGGTAAGTCGGCCAAGATAAACGTAAACATTGGCAACGGTAAATTTGCGGATCAACCGGGCTTTGCTATTCCAGAATCTCTTATTACGCAAACCGAGGAAGTTGGCTTGCCGATGTTCAGTCGCAAGCGTTACGAAGAACAGTTCTCTGATGTCGATGACAAAACAAAAGATGCGGCCATCCGTAAGGGCTACTACTCCCCTCCAACAATCAAGGAGAGGCTCGACCATCTGAAGCCACGTCTGTGGGATCGGGTCATTCAAGGTACGTTCGACAAGTTCCGCGCAGTCAAAGGCATCAGCAATAAGGCATACATGATGTTGCGTATGTCTGCTGGTTCACAGGATGGCGCAGTCTCTGCACTCTTGCACTACGGTCAGGTGTTCGATGACGACGGTGCGTTGAATGTGAAGAAGGGTTCGAAGGGATTGCTCGAAGCCTTAGACCCAGTGGGTGGTGAGGTTGATCGCTTCCTTCTTTGGATTGCGGCCAACCGTGCGGCCAACTTATCCAAGGATGAGCGCGAGCGTTTCTTCAGCCAAGAAGATATTCGCGTACTTCAGAAGTTGAATATGGGAACCATGACCAACGGCAAGTCCCGTATCGGTGTGTATGCCGAGGCCCTGAAGAACATGAACGAACTGAACAGATCTGTTCTCGATATTGCCAGAACCACCGGGCTGATTGACGCTGAAGCATACAAACGCTTCTCTGCTGACATCTGGTACGTGCCGTTCTACAGACAGATGGAGGACGACGGAAGTTTGTCCGCCGCTCAAACATCTTCCGGCGCAGTGGGTCAGTATCTGTCTAAGAAGCTGAAGGGCAGTGACCGTCCATTGAACGACCTGATGGAAAACGTCTTGATGAACTGGTCGCACATCCTGTCAGCCTCGATGAAGAACAAGGCCGCTGTCGAAACACTGAGAGCCGCAACAGACATGGGCGACATTGTCACCAAGTTACCGGCTCAGGTGAAGGGCGCGGTCAAGGTGATGGAGAGCGGCAAAGAAACCTATTACCAAATAGATGACGAGTTCTTGATGCAGTCTCTTGTCGCTGTATCTCAGATGCCAACCTATGGGTTTTTCTGGGACACAGCCCGTGGATTTAAAACCACCCTGACCAGATTCATCTCCTTGTCTCCAACCTTTAAGATCAACAACTTGATCCGAGACTCTATCCAGTCTATCGGTTTGTCTGAACTGAGCCGCAGTCCAATAGGTAACGTGATGCAGGGATGGAGAGCGTACAAGAATGAGCGAGCCGAGGCTTTAGCTGGTGGCGGCCTGTTCGCTATGGGCAATGCCTTTGATGGAGATCAGTCTGCATCTGTGAAGCGCCTACTTAAGAGTGGCGTGGACAAGGCCACCATCCTCGACACTCAAGAAAAAGCAATTGCGTTCTTCCGGTCTGCTCAGGATAAGTACGACGAAGTCAGTGATGCGTCGGAGAACGCGAACCGCCTTGCGTTGTACCAACAGCTTCGGGCCAAGGGAGCGTCCCATCTTGAGGCGGCCTATGCCGCTAGAGACTTGCAAGACTTCAGCTTGCAGGGTAGCTGGACAGCAATTCGCTATGCGGCTATGGTTCTGCCGTACTTCAATGCTCGATTGCAGGGTATGTACAAGCTGGGCAGAGACGGCCTCGATCCAACCATGCAAGTCCTAACAGGCAAAGCATCTGACACCGAGAGACAGAAGGCGGCCAAGTTTGCCACCGTTGCTGGCGCTGTGGTCGCCACTGCCTTTATTCTGTATCTGTCGCAGAAGGATGATGAGGATTGGAAGAAGCGCGAAGACTGGGATCGTGATGCCTTCTTCTGGTTCAAGATTCCCGGAACAGATAAAGCTGTCCGCATTCCAAAGCCATTCGAGATGGGCGCAATAGCCACCATTTTTGAGCGTGCGTTGGAACAGATGGTTGATTCGAGCGTAGAGGGTAAAGTGTTTGGCAAGCGTTTAGCGGCTGTTCTGCACGACACGTTTGCGATCAACCCAATCCCTCAGTTCATCCGTCCACTCTACGATGTTGCTCGCAACAAGGATGGGTTTACGGATCGGCCAATCGAGTCGATGGGCATGGAAAGACTGTCTGTTGAGAATAGAGTCAACGCAGGAACATCTGCCGCCGCCGTAGCTATTGGGACAGTCAACAGCATGTTTGCTGAGTTTGCATCTAAGGCAACTGGTGGAGCGATCAACTCACAATCTGTTCAACTGTCAGCGATCCAGTACGACTACATGATCAAGGGATACCTTGGCTGGGTAGGCGCAGGAATTCAGACAACATCAAACATGATGGCAACCCCATTCAAGGATGGTGAGTCATCACGGTATGAGCGCATTGATGACTTCTTGGTTGTTGGTAACTATGTGAAGACAGTGCCACAAGCTCAGTCTCGTTATGTCACGTCGTTCTATGAGAACGCCAAGGACATTGCAACAGCATCAGCAGATGTCAGTCACTTCTTAAATGCAGGTCAGTTCGACAAAGCCAGAGACATTTACCAAGAGAAGTCAGACAAGCTGGCGCTTGCAAAGCTGTACACCAAAGGCACAAACATGATGTCATCTGTCAGTGACCAGATCAAAATGGTTGAGGCTGACAAGACAATGAGCGGTGCAGAGAAGCGCCTCGAGATCGAGAGGCTCCAGCAAGTCCGCATCCAGATCGCCAAGAGCGTAGAGGACATGCGTGTTGGGAACAAGAAGAAGTTTGCTGATGGCGGCGTAGTAAAAGCGAAGTTTGACCCAGAGTCGGAAGACTATGATTACGATACTGCTGTTGCCGCTGGCCTTGGCCCTGATGGTAAAGATGAGAACGCTGGTCACTGGGGATCTGTGACTAGGGCAAGTGCTGAAGACAGAAAAAAATATGGACTGCCCGATGAAAGCTATGTTGTTTTAAAAGGCAGGAAGCACGAAACGTGGGATAAGGCCGAGGAAGCGGAGCGAGAGCGCGGTGCAGAGATTGTCAAGAAAGGTGATCGCTACTATTCTGTTCCTAAAGAGTAAGGGGATTTAAATGCAAGAGTGCAGTAAGTCCATGTCCCGCAGGGTTCGTGATCCGAATTTTGCGAGACGTTACTTTGTTGGTGATGGCATAGATATTGGCGGTAGGCCAGACCCAATCACAGCGCACAGGGATATGTTCAGTGCGATGGGCAATGTAAAGATATGGGACTTGGAAGACGGCGACGCTCAGTTCATGTCCGGCCTTGCGGCTGAGTCATTGGACTTTGTACACAGCAGTCACTGCCTCGAGCATCTAGTTAATCCACGACAAGGCTTGAAGGCTTGGTTTAATCTGCTGAAGCCAAACGGCCACCTCATCGTGACTGTTCCTGACGAGGACTTGTATGAGCAAGGCACATTCCCTAGCACATACAACTCAGATCACAGATGGACATTCACTCCATACAAGAAATACTCTTGGTCAGACCAGTGCATTTGCGTAACAGATGTAGTCATTGGTCTTGGTGAGTTGGCTGAGTTAATCAAGATCGAACTCCTAACTGAGAACTACCAGTACAGTGCGAACAGAGTTGATCAGACAATGTTCCCCGGAACAGAATGTGCAATTGAGTTTATTGTGCGGAAGAGAACAGTCCAAGAGCTTGCCGACAGAGGCAGATGGAGGAGACCAGAATGACTACGTATACGAAGCCAGCTTTGCGTGAGCGCATCAAGAAACAGGTGATGGCTGGAGGAAGTGGGGGAGATCCGGGCGAGTGGTCTGCTCGCAAGGCACAGCTTGTTGCTCAGAAGTACAAGGCGGCTGGTGGTGGCTACTCTGGTGGCAAGTCATCCGAACAGAAGTCTCTGTCCAAGTGGACGAAGGAAGACTGGAAGACATCTGACGGTAAGCCATCCGAAGGTAAGAAGAGATACCTTCCTGCGAAGGCGTGGGATGCGTTGTCACCCAGCGAGAAGGCCGCAACAAACAAGGCCAAATCGCAGGGCAACAAGCAAGGAAAGCAATTCGTCCCGCAACCTAAGAAGATTGCTCAGAAGGCGAAGACTTTCCGCTAGTCATGGAGGCCGACTTGCGAGATTCAATCCACTCGATGATGTCTTCACGATAGGCTTTCCATCTCCCATTCTCATCAAACCTAAATGCCGGAATCTTTCCAGAGGCACTCCATTGTCTGGCAGTCTCCCCCGTAACACCAAGCATCTTGGCGATCTCACCGACCCCAATGATTTCTTTCATACCTCTAACTCTCCTTGCTCGCCTTCAGTAGCATTCTCGACATTGATCTGTCGGCTGATTGCGTCAACCAGTTCTTCTTGGCTGGCTACCTTGACGTTGATGATTGATCTGGCGACGTGGCTCAGTGCTTGTGATCTATGTGCGGCACGAACCAGACGGATTGTTTGGCCGTGGCCGACGATGTAGATTCTCTGTTGTTTCATTTGCGGTTTGCTTTCTTTGTTTCTCTGTATTCAAACATCCCAGCAAAGGCTGGGAACATAAGGTCGAACAGTCTCGCAAGATATGGACTGTGGTGATCGTTGATCTTCCACTCGCTACCGTTCTCTTGAATGGCTGAGTGGTGTCTCAACACATGGATGATTGTCCGCGCAGAGTAATGCCTAAACCCTTTGTGTCGAACCTTCATCGCTTCTCCAACGAATGCGTCCCATACGTGGAGGTTGTTGGGGAGCCATCCTGTGAACTCATCACAGAACAACTCCTTATTGCTTGTCATTACCTCGACAATTGGGTGCATGATCAGAATGGGATGTCGTCGCCGAGGTCACCTAAGTCTGCCTTGGGTGGCTCTTTCTTTTCGACCGACTTGCGCTGACCACCTCCGATAAGCTCAATCTCTCCGACAGATCCGGCCATCTTGATGCCTTTAGATCCGTCTGCCTTCTTGAACTCTTCGATGTGTGGGTCGCTGATGACGGCGTAGACCATCTGCCCCTTAACCAAGTATTCAGCCAGTGATGTTGCTCGCTTACCCCACAGGCTGGCATCAATCCATTGTGCTGGCCGGTTGCCGTCTTCGCCTTTGCGCCCGTGGTTGTAAGCCAAGGACAGATTACATACAGCGTCTCCAGTCCCAGCAGTACGGACTTCTGCGTCGCGGCCAATACGAAATACACCTGATAAATTTGCCATTGTTAATCCTTCAATTTGTAAAGAGTTGTTGCAGTTAACTCGAGCTTTGGTGGTTGGGATTTCTTTTCTCTTGGTGGCTCGACTTGGGCTACCACCCAACACCAAAAGTCAGCCAGTCGCAGATGCAACCAGTCCCAATACTCCTTCGATCTGTCAATCCTTGTGACAGCCATAACGTCGGGTGTCCATACTACGAACTCGCAGTAGTCCCTTTGCGTGATTTCCATAAGCCCCTGCATTTGCGCCATGTAATAGGGCGGGACTTCTGGGTAGACAACCTGCGAATACGGACACTTGACCTCAGCCACCCCCTTATCCCCAATAAGAAAATCGGGTGAACCACCAAGCCAAGCCATCTCCGGATGCGATACGAACCCCACCAGACTGACAGATGTAGGGTCATCAACGCACCTCGTGCTGTACTCACCAACTGCGTGAGCTTCATGTTCCTCTCCCCATTGTGATGCGGCATTGCCTTCAAACGGATCTTCCAATCCCATGAGTCTTCGCCAAAGTTGTTGGCGAGAACCGGGGCCGAGGCCAGCGGCCTGTCCGAAAGAGGAGGCTGTCAGCTTCCCCTCTCTGTCTTTAAACCATTGATCTGTTCTCTGGTGCGGGTTCATGCCTCTCCCTTGAACTGAAATGAATTCTTGTAGTTGCTTGGCAGAAGTTTCTTTGCGTCAGCCAAGAGCTTCTTTGGTATCGGCTTCCCGTCCAGATCAATCAACTGGTCAATGATGCTGTAGGTCATGGGAAGAACGACCCTGATGATTACGGCATCAACAGATGATTCATGCTCTGTCATTCCAACCCCGCCGCCAAAGCCTTGCAGAACTCCTCTGTCACAGCCTTCTCGTCGTTGCTCAGCAAAGCAAACTGACCGCGCAAGGACTCTTTGGTCTTGCACTCAGACAGCTTGCGCTTCAAATCATCGACCTGCTCTGCGGTCATCTTGGCCTTGATCTCTGGCTTGGCTGTGCCAGCTTTGACAGCTTCTGCCTTGCGGTCATTGACGTACTTGTTGTCGTCGTACAACCCGAGGTAGATGTCCGCAGAGAATCCCAGCATTGACAGAGCCTTGCCGATAGCATCTGTTAAGGATTTCTTCGGGGCTTCCTCGTCCGTGAAGTAGCCGTTCTTGTTCTTGCCGACAAAGGTTGTTTGTCCGAAGTGTTCGACTGTTCCGGTTCCGGTGTGGACACGGTCGCCATTCCCGTTCGTTGCAAAGACTGGGTAGCTCAGGTGGATACGGACAAAGTGGATGGACTCTTGCGCCACCATGTGCCTCTTGGTGGTTTCCATAATCAAAACTCGCTCTCCTTTTTCGTTCGTTTCCCACTCTTGTGCTACGTCTTCCACAATGATAGGAGTCCCCGGCATCAAGCCCTGCTCAATAATCTTGACAGACCAGAGGTGGCCCATTGGCCCCCACAACTCTGTTGCCTTGCGGACTTGGTAGGTGTGGTTGATGGCCGTGCCGGAGAAGCCACCGCCCCTACTGAACGCCTTAACGTGCCGTGGGTCTGTGGTGCATGTGTCATTCCAGACACTCAAAAACTCATTGCTCTGCTCTGACATTGTGTTCCTTTCGTTGATGATGTGTAAAGTAATTTGCTTGCGAGGCTTGCCAAGTATACATTATTTGCATTGATTATGCAATCAATTGACGAGTTTGTTAACAAAGACCAACTAAACCAAATGGGTAATGGTTTCCCCTGCTTGCATTTTATTTGTCAATCAGCGACACTCGCTCCGCAGGGTAGGTTCTTGGTCGCTCCGAGGGCTGAAAGCATTGGTAGTTTTTTCCTTTCGACCAGTGTTCCCTGTCCCTTCGGGGTTTCAAAAGAAAGGCGAGAAAGGACTCCATGTTCAGTTATCAATTTCATATCAGGGACTACCTGACGAAGACAAGGCATCTCAGCCTGACAGAAGACTTGGCGTACCGTCGTTTGATGGACGTGTACTACACAGAAGAAACCCCACTCCCATCTGACCCAGAACTTTGCGCTCGCCTGATTGCCATGCGCGAGTACGCTGATGACGTTGCTCGTGTGCTTGAGGAATTCTTTGTCTTATCCGATGGCGGCTGGAAGAACGACCGTTGCGACTACGAGATCGAGAAGTATCACGGCAAAGCCGAGTCAGCACGACGAGCAAACAAAGCCAAGATTGAAAAGAAAACTCTGAAATCAGAACTGAAATCAGAACCGATTCAGAACGCAACCCAAGAACCCAAGAACCCAAAAACCCATAAACCTACTCCTGTGGTTGAGGGGTTTGATTCCTTCTGGAAAGCATACCCGCGCAAGGTAGCAAAGGCTGAGGCACAGAAGGCGTTCAACAAGATCAAGCCTGATGCTGACGTGCTGGCGCAGATGATCTCGTCCATTGCGAGGTCATGCGAATCCACAGACTGGCTGAAAGACAACGGCCAATTCATTCCATTCCCAAGTACATGGTTGAACCAGCGTAGGTGGGAAGACGAGAGTACCGAACCATCAATCCAATTCGAGGGGATGCTATGACAGATTTCAACAGACAGACAGATATTGACGAGAAGCTCAGCGGCCTTGAGCAAAAGCTCAGCACCGTACAGGAAAGACTTGAAAGACATTACGAATCTGGATGGAATGCCGCGCTGGAGATGGCGGCCTTCAATATCGAGCATGGATTTGCCAAAGCATTCGGCAAAGACACTCTATCGAGCATTGCAATATTTATCAGGGAGATGAAGAAATGAACAAAGCAAGGTTAATCAGAGAGATGAAAGAAAAAGACCCATCTTTGAAAAGCATGGATATTGCCAAGGCTGTTGGTGTCGCCAGTAATTATGTGTCTCACATATTGTGGAGGTCTACCACTCCGCATAAAAAGAAGGAAGACTATCAAAAGGCTTTTCAATATCAGTTTGCTCAAAACGAAGAATTGAAAAAGCAGATAGAACAGCTTGAAGAAGAACTTACAAAACTGAGATACGTCATTAAATTCTTAAGAGAAAACTAAGAGGAATGAAGAAGTGAACAACGAAAAAGTAATCTCTTTACCAGCATCCACAAACTACACGGCTGAGCAAGCATGAAACCAATCGCATACATCAATGTCGAGAAGCGCACACTGGAATTTGCAGAGCCGATCAAATGGTATACACCTACTGTTGCAAATCTAGATCGAATTCCATTGTTTACCAAAGAAGCCTTGGCACAGACGCAAGAGCCTGTGGCTTATTCAGGCAACGGCACTGCTGGACGAGAAGCAGATGTGCGACCTACTGGGTTCTTTTTTCAAATGCCAAAGCCTGTGACACAGCCAGAGCCACCACAGCGCAAGCCGCTAACGATAGGGGACGTCAAAATCATTTGGCAAAATCTTGACGTTCGAGAGGGGGTGATTATGGGTCTTGTCAGAGCCGTTGAAGCCGCCCACGGCATAAAGGAGAACACATGAAAAATCCACTACCAGATGGAGCCGGAGAGATCTATGATTTACGTATAAACAAGAAGATGGTTCCGAATGAAATTGTTTTTGTGTCCATGATTGGAGACTTGGTCGACGGCAACTGGATTGTTTATGTTGATCCAAACAGAAATCCAGAAAGCTACAACTGGATCTGGGCATGGAACCTGCAAATCTGTTTGGTCTACGACGCATCTGTTCATAGAGATTCGGTCAAGCATCTTGCAGAAACTATTGCAAAGGCCAAGCCTAACGGCGGCTATATGTTGGGCGATAAGTTTCATGGCTACCTGTACCTGTGGAATGTGGACAAGCAAGCTGGGGCGCATCTCACATACTCGCCAGAGATATACGGAGACATTGAGCTTGGTCTAACAACACATCCAGCACAGACTGTTTACAGAAGAGTCTATGACTATGAGTTGGAATTTTTATTGGGGGTCGACAGTGTTAAATGAAATGATCTTTACAGCAGACAGCGTAGACTTTGCGGAGTACGCGAGCGAGCCGCACGACAAAGACAAGATCGTTGCGCCCAAGGCATACAGGGATGAAACCATTGCTCTGTTGAGTGGTGGCGAGATGGTTAGTGGCGCACGACTTCCTTGGCTTAAGACCCATGACCACATCAGATTCCGTCCGGGCGAGGTGAGCCTATGGATGGGCATCAATGGACATGGAAAGAGTCTGTTAACCAGCCACGTCATGCTTGACTTTCTTCATCAAAACCAAAAGGTCTGCGTCGCTAGTTTTGAGATGAAGCCACGGGCAACGCTCGCTCGCATGTGTAAGCAAGCCGCTGGCAGTTCTATGCCGACAGCAAGGTTTGTCGATGGGGTTTTGTCTCATGCAACGAACCGGCTCTGGCTATACGACAAGATGGGACAGACAGATCCCAACCATCTGTTGGCAATCATGCGGTACGCCGCAAAGAAACTTGGGGTGCAACACTTCGTGATCGACTCTCTTATGAAGGTTGTTAAGGGGGAGGATGACTACAACGGACAAAAGAATTTCGTTGACAGCGTGTGTGCCTTTGCTTTGGATTTCAACATACACGTACACATCATTCATCACAGCAGGAAACTTGGAGATGAGATGCAAGTTCCCGGAAAGATGGATGCCAAGGGCAGTGGAGCCATAGTTGATCAGGTGGATCAGTGCTTTACTGTGTGGAGAAACAAACGCAAAGAGCAACAGATTCAGGCTGGCAAAGAGGTAGATGAGGGTTCGCCTGATGCGCTGTTGGTTTGCGACAAGAACAGACATGGCGATTGGGAGGGGCGGGTAGGTTTGTTCTATCAGTCAGGAGCTTGCTCTTACTCACAGTCCCCGACAAATAAAACCTACTACAACTACGACAGATACATGTCCAGCGAGGGGGTAGAGATATGAGCACCCCATTACCGAGTGCGGAAGAGCTTTATGCGGAGCTTCTTAGTTACAAGCAAGCCGTGCATCAGCTTTCATTCCAGCTTGAGATGCTGAAGGACAAACAAGCAACGCCTGTCGCACCACACCGAACTGTTATGACCATACGCAAGCATGCGCTCAAACAGGCGGCTGAGTTTGTCATGGACTGGGGTGTGCCAAAGTCAGGAGGTAACCTTGTTGAGCTATGCAAACAGATTAAGGAACTACCTGAAACAAAAATGGCGGGTGTTCGTAGGGCGCTTGATGAAATGGACATTGCCTTTAAGGAGAAGCGATGAAAGATATTGCGGACATCAAAGACCAGCTACGCGAAGAGCAACGCAAAAAGAACAGAGAAGAGATGCCGTGGGCTGCAAAACTTATGGACGAGGTTAACGAAAAGTATCCCGGCTCTAAGTTGATCTGGGCACATGATCTGTTGACAGGCAAGGAGATTGGCAAGAGGTCAGTAGAGAAGAACGTGTTTGTAATCCCAGATAACTATCGTCCAACGGAGGAAATCAATGTACGAAAAGGCAGAGGCAAGACTCGCTGAGATGCGAGAGAAGTCCGCTATCTATTCAGAGGCGGTCGCAGAAAAGAACTATCTCGAAAAGTTTCGTGAGTCTCAGCTTGCGATCTTGATGAAAGAGTATGAAACTCTTGGACACAAGACGGCGGCGGCACAGGAGAGAGAGGCTCGCGCTGACGCAAAATATATCTTGGTTCTGGAGAGCCTAAGAACAGCGACAGAAATCTCAGAGAAACTTCGATGGGAACTGGAGATACTCAAGCTAGGAGTAGCTGTCTGGCAAACCACACAAGCAAACGAGCGCACGGAAAGAAAAGGATACGGGGCATGACAAACGCATTTGATTGGAAGAAGTACACAGATGAAGAACACGCGAAGAACGGTGATCCATTCAAACAGATTAAGCACTCAGCAGAGATGAGCAAGAAGATAACAAGGAACGTACAAAAGATTCAGGATAAGAATCCTTATCACGGAACAATCATCGGCCTCAGTGACAAGGCAGACAAGATGATCTTCGCAGACAGAAGGCGCAACATCGACAGAACCCTCATCAAATGAAAGTCATTCCCCCATACCTGACATTCAAACAGGCACTGACCAATGGGTACGTCGAGCGCATGGAGTCGCCCGTGTACACAAGATGGGTCAAGACCTTGAGGTGCGTGAGTTGCAATGCACCGGCAGACGACCCGCACCACCCGCATGGATCAGGGTTCAAGGGCATGGGGACAAAGGTTCCTGACTGGTGGGTAATACCAATCTGTCGGACATGCCACGACGTACTTCACCATGACGTTCATGTCTGGGAAGAAGAGAACGGGATGCAACTGGAACACGTTGCCTTAACACTACTGCAAGCAATAAGAGAAGGAGTGCTTCATCTTGGAAATCAATAAGAAACGTCGATGCAGTTTCATTTACTGCGAGCATCCGGCTGGGTTCTATGGATACTGCCTTGGTCACGAGCCTGAGTTTGTCCGAACAGAATTCGACAGATTGGTTAGCGCCGGGGTAGCAAATCCCTCCCGGCCATCGTGCTACGAGAGTGATCGCAAGTGGGTTGAGTACGTGGTCGCATTCGTGTGGAGCAGTGCGCCAGACAGGAGGTCGAGCGTTCGTGTTGAACACTGTCGGGATTGCACTCCGTCGTACAGGGACGAGCAACATGCGGCTGGTAAGTGCGAGCATCCAGAGACAGTCTTTGTCCGACCGGACAACAGTAATGTTGGTGTGGTTGGGATACCCATGAACAATAAGAAAGACCCAAGGAGATGGGAACAAGCAATGATGGGAATGCTTGGTTCGGTAGTTGCGTTGCCTAGTACGAAGGCAATGGAGGAGGTGATGAATAAGATCGAAGCCTCGAAGAAGAAGTCAGGCAGGCCAAAGAAAGAACAGACGGCATGATGCTTCCCTACCCCATCAGCACCAATGTCTACTGGAGAAACTTCCGAGGTCGCATGGTCAGGAGTAGCGCGGCAATCGCGTACAAGGATGAGGTGGGATGGATCGCCCGATCCAACGGGCTGACTCTGTTCACAGTGCCGGTGATGGTGATGCTGGTTCTCCATCCAGTGAGGCCAGCAGATGCAGAGAAGCGAGAGAAGAAGGACAGATTGTGGGGATTGACTGTGCGGCGGATTGATATTGATAACGCCGAGAAGGTTGCGCTAGATGCGCTACAGGGTATCGTGTATGAGAACGACAGACAGATAACTTTTCTGTCCATTAAACTTGGACAGCCCATTGCAGGTGGCGGCCTTCATGTAACGATCACAGAGGACAAAGACTGGATATGAAATTCCACAGTGTCGAACAGGCGATCAAGTTCTCGTTCAACGTGAGCGAGAGGGAAGAGTTCAGCCGAACAGACTTACTCGGGACTCGGGGAACCAGTCAGGATGACTTATCCCCGATGGACTTGCATGCTCAGGCCGCAATGATTCATTCGATGCTGAACAGATTGCATCAGGTGGAGAGGGACTCAATACTTTCAATGTATGGGAGAGGTCGGGCTAGGTCAGATGCGATAAGAGGTTTCGCTAATTACTTGCACTACTTTGTGCGTGGTACTGTGCCTAGTGTCCGTGAGTTGCAGATCATTCTGTTGCACTGGTCTACAAAACGACCAAGCATACGGAAGATTGCAGAGGAGAGGGGTGTAAGTTATAGGCAAGTCTGCAACTGGCGCAACGCTGTCCTTCGTGCTTGGATGCCAGTGCAGATCAGAGCCATAGAAAAATTACATGGACAGATGTTTGCTGAGGGTGGGTTCGAGTTAAGCGTTTGACTTCTTCGCGTACCTTGCGTCAGCCATTCCCTCAATCCAGCCGTACTCGTATGCTCGGTCGCCAATGAGTCTGACCAAGTCCTCGTACTCTTTCAGAGAGAGCATGATCATCAGCGTCCCAGTCTTCGGCCTGAATTCTTCAAGCACCTTCTCGATGTAGACTTCTCTGTCGGTATTCATAGAGGAACCTTTCTGTATGTGAGGCCGGAGAAAGTCAGGGACGGCAGGTTGTATGCGTCATACGCACCCCGCCTCATGCAGGTACTACGTAACTCTGTCCCTTCGTATGTTCCTCTTGCGAACAGATCGTTCTGTTGTGCCAAGACAGTTTTGCGTGGAGCCTTGAACAACTTATCCAAACCGCCAAGCTCGATCTTCATGTCGAGTCCTTTTTGTGTGAGGCCGTAGAACATTTCATTGACCAACATCACAAAGCCTTTCGGCAGTAGTTCATAAACAATCGCGTTCTCTATGTCGACCAAGGTCTTACCGGCAATGATGCCGGTCTTCTTAATCATAGGCGCACTCATGTTTCCTTTGGCCGCCAGCACAGATAGCACACGGTGAGCAGTGCCACCAACTCTAAGTTCTGCTTGCATTTTGTTTTCCTTTACATGTATGGAAGTAAGCCTCGTCTCTGTCGAGCCAGACTTGTTTGCACTTGGCACAATACCAAGCAACAGATTCGATGACCACTGTCCGTTTGTTTTCGTGTTGACCACGAACCTTCCCGAAGAATGTGCGAATCTTTTCAATCACCAGACTTTCCCCTTTCGTTTGTTGCGCTTGTATGTTGTTTCGCCCAGCCATATAGCCACTGCCCCAATGACAATGACAATGGATGCGCCCATGAACAGCATGAATATCACGCCAATAACATCTAGCATGGCCTGTCCTTTATTTTTAGTGAGTTGCGAGGGATGCACCATATCTCCCGACCATCGCCACAGTCCATGAGGAACGCGCCAACAATGCGCCCAGCCTTGAGTAGCTGATGCACACGTTGGCGCGACACACCCATGAGTTGTGATGCGACAGTCAAAGAGACATGACCCCGCTCTAAGCGGAGGTCAATCATCTCACTTGCCTTCTTTCTTAAGTACCTCTTTGATGCCGTCGACTTCTTGGGCGACGATCTGTGCCGCCCACTCCATCAGTTCGTTGGCCTTGTCTCTGTCGTCAAAGTCGATGCCGGATGCGTGGCATGCTCTTGAGATTGTGCGGACACAAAGCTCTGTGTCCATCTCTTCGAGAATCCTTTTCACCCTCTTTGGCATGTCTGTTTTCTGTTCCAGAAACTCGATCACCATTTCCAACAGTTGCTTGCGCTTCATGGTGAGCATGGTCAACTCCACCAATGCGGCATACTTATCGCCCTTGGTCTTGACTATGTTCTCCATCATGGAGAAAGCCCCCTCGAATGGGCCGTTATCTGTCTGCTCCTTCGACTCTCGCTTCAGGTCTAACGTGATCTGCACCAGTGTGCTTGCCGCTTTGTCGAGGCCACCAATGTGCCAGTGCTTGATCTTCTCGACAGGCAAACCATCTGTCCCAAGAAAAGCCATGCCATCTTTCCAGTTGTAGATCGAGGCGACAGTGTCGTCGCTAAACTTCACGACCCACATAGCGTCTACCTTCCCTTCCTTATAGCGTATTGGCTTACCGAACAGAGAACAGATCTCCTTGTAACTTGCGTCGACAGTGCCGACCAGTGATGAGCCACTGGTTTCATCAGCGAGAGACTCGCGTTCATTGTGTGTAACAAAGTTCATTGTGTTTGCTCCTGTGAGTTTGTTTAAGCATTTATCCATACGACCTCCCCGTTTACTCGAATGGGCATCACCCATTCAATGTCATCTACCAATTGCTCCAGTGTCATGGATGCAGGGGCAGATTCCCCAGTGTCCATGTCACAGCCAAGCACCAGACCCTTGCCAGCCAGTGGGTTGGGGTAAAACTTGTGTTGAAAGAACCGCTGATCTTCAGCGTACAGACCTTCGTCATCCACAAATATGCCATCGCCCTTTGCGTTGAGTCGAGCAACGTCGAACAGATCTGCGTCAATCAGTTTGCAAATCTGTTTGTAGTCTCCGGAGTATTCGACTTCGGTAACTTCTTGACGGAATGGGTCAATTAAAAAAGCTCGCATGTGATTTCCTTTCAGTAAGCGAGGAGAACAAATACTGCAACCGGCATGACTGCGATCAGTAGCACACCAAGGAACAGGTCATCAGACCACGACGCATTGGCTACATGCTCTTCATCAATTGGATGAGGGGCATAGAGTTTCTGCGCTAGGTCATCTTCGGGAGTCCATCTGTTGACAGACGGAGGTTCATAGTCAGCGTCGATGGTGATGGTTCTTTTAGACGAGTGAGTCATTGGACTTTCCTTTCTTCAGGTTACATGCTTGTCTTACCTTGGCAACCACAGCGAGTATCTGTTTGTCATCCTTGCCCTTGGCCTCGAGTAGATTGCACACTGCATCCATCGCAGACATCATTCCTTCGGGTGTCTTCGTGTTGTTCTTGATGGCTTCGTCAGCGACCTTCTCAATCATAGATACCACACCGCTTACAGTAGCCAATTGAATGCTTTGCATTGTCATCTTTTTTCCTTTTAAGTTTTTGTTTTTTTCGCTCTAGTCTTGCGTTCGCTTTGTCCTTTGAGCGTTGCTTCCCGATCTTTTGTAGTTGCTCGGTCGTGAGTTGTGTATCAGGCTTTGCCAGTAGGTTCGCACCTACGCCAGCCAGAGCCAGCACAAGCACGAGCCTACCCACTACCTCATGTGGGGTCAGCCACACGTCACACATCCTCCAGTGTTTCGTAAATTTCCATGTCGGTGTCGATCTGAACAGATTCACCATCGATCTCGATGATGCACCGCATGTGGAGATCACATGGCACACCACCGGCATGCTCATGTGACATCGAGAAAAGCACAGGGAATTTATCCGTGGCCTTCGTGTTTTTCCAGAGCAAATCTGTTTCGATCTGTCGGTTGTAGCCCCTCTTCTCTGCAAGTAGGGACGCAACAATGAGTTGCGCTTGAGTGAAATACTTCATTGCCTGTCCTCCAGTATGTCAATCACACCAACGCGGTTACCGTTGGTGTCTCGCAAAATAATTGCGGTCTTAGGTTTCATTGGGTCGGGGTGCTGTGTGAGTTCTGCAATAGCAGACTGCAATAAGCGGACGGTCTCCATGTACTGCTCCACCGAATGGACATGGCCTAAGCCAAACATAATATTCACTCTCATATCTGTTCCTTTTCTGTTGGTTCGACGTTGACCCAGCCAGTGTTTCCACAGGCAAAGCATGTATACGGGCGGCCTTGCTCATCCATTTCTGGATTGCATGGGTCACAGCATGGACACTCGACCTTTTCACTCGCCACAGTGAGGTCGAGTACCTCGCTTTCCCCATCCTTTATCTTGCATATAAAGGGGGCATCAAGCATCATTCGCTTTGCTTGGTCTTCGTTTTCAGCATCGATAGTTACCTGTTGGTAATATCGAAAGACTACCGTTCCTTTGTAGGTTTTCATAGTCGCTCCTTATTTGTAGAACAAATCCCAAATCCGTTGCACCGTGGCATGACCTTCGGTGTCATCAGCACCCCATTGACGGTACTCATTGAGAGCCGCTTCGATTTGTGTTCTAGCCTGACTTTTCAGGACAGATCTGTTCAAGGCTACGGCCACTGCTTGATTCAAACAGTTGGCGGCATCCTCTCTACCGTCGATGTGGTAAAGCTCCCAGTCATCCGCTGTCAGAGACAAAGCTATGTGCTTTGTGATGTGAACGTGATCGCTAATCATGTATGTTCCTTTCATGTGAGGCGGGATGCCTCTGTCTATCCACTCATTGAATGGACAGGCAGAGGGGCAGGGTTACCCCTGCCATCCCATCATGCGGCCTGCTGTTCAGGGTTGGCGATCTGTTCGAGAACAGATTTCAACCATTCCTCAGCCCGTTCCTGAGTCTTAACCGGAGGTTGGATGATCGAATTCTGTGGAATCGGCATCTGCTTAATTGCCTTGGCAATCAGCGTGTTATCTGATTGACCGAGACCGCCAGCGGCATGCTTGCCGAGTTGGTCACAAGACCAGTAGATACCGGCAAACAGTGAGGTTCTAAAGAACCCAGCCAGTCCAGTCAGAGCGGCCAATCTGTCCATGTCCAGAGGAGAATCCTCTGCCTTGATTTCGACAAACTGCACCAAGTCCTCATGGCCTTCGTTGGATACGTTCGCCGCACCAGCCGCACCGTAGATGGCTACAGAGTAGCCCGCCTTGGTCAATTCGTCGGCCAGTCGAAGACCGGATGCACCTCTCCAGAACAATTGTTCTGAAGAGACACCGGCATTTCCGGCAAGGTCGATCACAATCGAGACAGATCGGACAGATGTTCTGCTCTGTCGCTTGGTCTTAGACCAAGCCCTGCTCATGTCACCTCGGTACACGGCCTGCATATCAAGCTCGTCGCCTTGATCGGCGCGGACTCGACGACGACGGATGCTTGTCGGTTCGGGCAATTCCCCAAGGGGAATCTTCTCGATTCGCTCGACACCGGCCTTCCAACCTTTGGTTAAGACCTTACGGAGAGCATCGACAGATGGGACACCGAGCCATGATGTCTCAGCTTTTCTAGTGAAGTGATTAAGTCCAGAGGACTTATTTGCTTCGTGGTTCCAACCGTCTGCTTTAAGCAGAGCCTCGGGTTCTGTCACACTGTCCCAAAGGACAGTAGTCAGGTGCTGTGATTCATCATAAATGCGGAGCATTTCAGACCTCTACTTTCTTGATTTCATCGGACGACCAACCTTCAAAGAAGGTAGCCTTGATCTCTTCGACAGTCTCACCGGCCTTGAGCAACTTAGTTGCATCAAGGAGGAATCGAGTTGACATAACCCGACGGAGACGTGACTCGCTGATTCGTTTACGAATCGCCCAACCCCAAGCCAACAGGTCAGGTGCTACAGACTTTCTTTCGAAAGTTTGGTCATAGTCCAGTGAAACGACACCGGCACGAAATCTGTCCAGTGTCGACTCATCGAGTCGTTCACGACCGGCATAAGTCTGATTTGCTCCAGTACCGAAGGTATTGGCGGCGGCCATACAGACAAAATCGGGGTGACGTTTGACCAGTGAAGCCCCTTTCCGGATCGGCAAAAAGAACGATCCATTGGCGAGAGCCTGATTCATGAACAGCAAGGTATTGCTGTCTGAGCCGTCGATTTCATCGAACAGAAAGACACCGCCCTGCTCATACATTCTGACAAAGTCAGAGGACAGATACTCAAAAGCACCGTTGTTTTCGCCGGGAATCAACCAGCCCTGAAGGGCTGACTCTGACATTCCGGCAGTACAAGACACCGAAGCAAAGGGTCTACCAAGAGCTTCAGCTACTTGGTGAGCTAAGTGAGTCTTGCCGCATCCGGCAGGGCCGACCAACAGAATGTTGATACCGATGGATGCTCTGGTCAGAATTTTCTTAAATTCTGGTCTGACGTGACCTTCCACTTTGTGGGTTGAGCCGTCAGGTCTTACGACCTCGATCTTGACGACTGGACTATCGTCCATCGCTTTCTTGACTTCGGCCATGACAATCTGTCGAACAGTTGCTTCGTCTACTGTCGGAGACAGTAATTTACGGAGAGCATCGAGAGCATCAGAATCGGATGCTTTGGAAGCCGTAGGCTTTGTGAGTGGCGGCACAGGGACTCCTTCGTCGTCGATAGCGACCCCTTTAGGGGTCAAGTTGGCAGGAAAGCCATTAGAAATGGCTGATTGGATTTGATCTTCGGAGTAGGTCAAAAAGAGACGGTCGATCAATTCAGGTTTCTGAATTGGGTCGAAGTTGAAACCGGCAGTACCGCCGTTAAGTTGGCGAAAAATCCAAATGATTTCGGCTTTGCCGAGAGTCAGGAGATGGTCACGCATGGGATTTCCTTTCGAATGCGATTAGTTGCGAAATAGAGGCAGAGCCTCTAAGGACAGGACAGAGCGTCCAGTGCATAGCAGTCAGAGACTGCCATACCGTTGAAACTCTGTTGAGTGTTGACAGACTAAAGTCTGTGTTTATCTCGATGCTCGATGCAACCTCTTCCTTAAGGGAAGCTACCTGCATGAAGTCGAGGCCTCTAGGACACAAGGCTAAAGCCTTGAACCGACCCTTCGGTGTTGTTTGATGGACGGTTCACACCGTGCTACAACTCCTCCGGAGTCCGACGCTACATCCCGCCGTTGGGGTCAAGAGACTTGTTCGATGCGTCACTTTGTGGTTTTGCTTACTCCCCGAAGGGTCTCGGCCTATCTGCCACACAGTGCTTTAGCACTTACTGAGTCTGCTTTCGGTTTGTTGCCGAATTGACGATTTGAAGTTGAACAGAAAGTTGATGCTGTGTCAAGTACTTTTTTCGATTTGGCCGGTATTACTACGTAAAAAAGTTGAAAATAGGTGTTGTTTTGGGGTTGAATCGAAGGTTAAGCCGGAAAAGCCCTTGGCACGACATCCCACACACGACCCTTACAGGGTTTCATATAAGGGATAAATAGGTAGGGATAGTCAATATACGCATTATGCAAGGTGTTGAAACAATTGAAGTTTTGGATATGACGAAAACAGATTTCAGTAAATCACGCACGTTTCCCTAGGAAATACGTACATTTACCCCGTGCCATCCATCTCATCATCAAACCACAAAATCTGTCGATCTCTGTCCCATAGGGACTGTGCGGGCGCGGAGTGCGATGCGGGTGCTATGACGGGTGACGGGGTGGCGTGGCCGTGCGTCGCGTGACGTGCGTCCTGAGCCTCTACTTATGGGTACCACACAAGAACAAGTCCATTTTTCTTACACTCATCTCAAAAACCACGGGGTCTATACAAACACCGCTACTAAATTTTTCTACAAAATACTCAATTTCTCTGAAATCAGTTCTGAAATCAGAGCTGAAAACAGGATGCAACCCATAAACCCATAAACCCAATAACCCACTCTACTGGAGGGAGGGTCTGAGATCAGTTCTGATTACAGGAATCGTTGGAAAGGGTGTTGCATATTGCGGATCAAGTAGGTATATTCCATGCCAATGATGGACAAACCATCTCAAGACGCATGGGGATTGATCTCGGGGGTTCTCGGGGTAGCGCAACAGTCTCCAGCCGTGTTGGTGGAAACGGTTTAGCTCCGTTGGGAGTTTTTCGTTGTTGGATTGCGCCCAGACCCTGCTTCATGGGAGCCACCAACAATCAACACGCATGGAGATTGCAGTCCCCAAGGCATTGGGAAACGGTACAGTAGGGTTGCTCCTATGTCAGTCTTCAGCCGTGTTGGTAGTATGTCGATCGGGTTAGCGCCGATTTGGAGCGCCATCGTATGCACAGCTAACGAACACTGCTTTATGTGAGCAAGCTACCAACAACCTACAAGGGAACA